GTGTATGCCAATTCATAATAATTACCTCCATATAAGTATACTGTGGGTAATAAATTTGGCAAAAATGTGTTTTTTAAGAAAAAAAATTCGATTTCTGTAACCTAATAATCAAAAAACTTTCCTTTTGGTTTTGCTTTTAAATTGAAAGATATAGATCTTCTTTCTCCTTCTCCTCTGAAGGGATAGACTTGATGGGGAAGTTGAGATCTAAAAAAATACATGTCTCCTTCTCTCGGAAGTATTAGTTCATTCATTTTAAATGACAAGTCTTCAGGTCTATACTGCCAAGGCCCCCCAAAAGATAACCATCCATGGGGTTCGTTTTTTTCATTTATCTGTTCTGGTACTTTTAAATATAAGATTCCAGACAAAGTGCCACCATGGGTATGTTGCTTGTTATAATCATGTTCTCGTTGTTCTACTATCCACATTTGATTAAGATCCATTTCATAGTCTTGCCAAAGTTTCTTTCCGTTTGCATCCTGGTTAGAGGTTTCTTGTATCACTCTAGAAGAACAGTTTTTTATAAAATTTTGAAACTCAATGATTTTTTTATTGTAATTTAGGGGCAGAGCTATTTGTTGTCCTTTTCTCATAAAACCTGCAAGATTTTTAGAATGATCTATTCTATCTGGGTCTTTAAGTATCTTGCTAGTAATATTAGTTAACTCTTCAGTAAAATTTTTAGGTATTTCTACTTTTAGGGCTAATTCTGGAAATAACTTAAGCCATTGTGCAGCACACTTTAACTGGGGTTCTTTTTCTTTTTCTTTTTTGGAAGCCATTCTGTTACAAAAATTTTAAAATAATATTCTGCATATTGTTCTAGATAACGATTCATATCTTCTGCAAATTTAGGATTGATATCGTAGGCTTTGGATATTGTTTGACTTATTTTTTTAAATTCAATCATTTAACTACGCATACTCTTTGATGTTTAATAATTCGAAATATTTTACAATCTTTTTGTAATAACATGGATACGACATGGTCCGCGTTTGTTTTACCTGTAGTGTTGTATGTAACAATATTTGAAGATAAGGATATTGCCGTGTAACTTGAACAACCCGCCATGATAAGGAATAACATAGTTATTAATATTTTCATTTTTTCTGCCTACTTTTTAACATACTTTTATCAAACAGTCCTTTAACACTTCTAGTTTGATTCATATGGTTATTAGGAGCGCACATATATTCAGCTTTAATCTCATTTTTAAATAATAATTCTGCTTTGCTTACGCATTCTTCTATATTTGAATATGTATCTACATAATACAAATTCATACCCACCCAAGTCAACAAGATAAACTTCATTATTTCTTCCTTTCGTAAGTTTCGCCCCAACTAGGACCTATTTCTACGTCAACTAAAGTTGGAACTTCTAACTTTATACTATTTTGCATAATTTCTATGATCTTATCAACCTCTTTTTCGTTTTTTATAGATATGTCTAATTCGTCATGTATCTGTATATGTGGAATAAATCCTTCTTTATATAAATTTACCATAACTTTTTTAGTTTGATCTGCAGCACTCCCTTGAATCAACCTATTTAATGCTTTATATGTAAAGGCTCTTCTTATTCTATGGTAGTAAACACCGTTTTCTCCTCCAGCCCATTCATGTAAAGCTTGTTCATAAGGCAGTGCCCTGTGTATACCAAATTCATTGGGTTCCCATAAGTCAAACCTACATAGTCTTCCTTTCAGTGTCCGTATTTTTCCTTTATCTCCAGCTCGTTTGGTCACAGCAGAAGCTAGTGATTTTACAAAAGGAACTCTTTTATGATAATTATTAAATAATTTTTCTGCTTCTTCTTTAGATATACCCAATTCCGCTTGTAGTTTGTTTTTACCCATTCCGTAAAATAAACCTAAGTTAATTGTTTTTGCTTGTTTTCGAGGAATTTTAGCCATATCTGCTACTAATTGATGGAAATCAGTGCGAGGATTGTCATAAGCCTCAATAATTTCATCTGATTTAAATTGGTCCGTGAGCCGTGCGTAGTGAGCCACTAATCTAGGTTCTTGTTGATTAAAGTCAAATACTCCCCATTTGCAGTTTTTTTCTGGTATGAAAATGCTTCTGATCCGTGGTCCGAGGTTCTTGTTTCTTGCAGGAATTTGCTGAAGATTAGGATTAGAATAAGAAAATCGCCCAGTAACCGTGCCTCCTGCCTCTGATCTCATTTGATGAATATGAGCATGGATTCTGCCTTTATGTGAGTGTTTATATATAGTTTCAATAAATGTTGTTCGTGCCTTGTTTATTTCTCTAGCTCTTACTATTTGCTGAGCTACTGGATTTGCATGGTTCAATAAAAAGTTTTTGGTAAAAGAAGGCTGTTTGCTTTTGAGTGTTCTTGGATAAGTTAGCTTCATTTTATCAAATACCTTTGCAACAGAGGCTGCTGCCCATATTTCTACGTCTATTCCTGTTGCTCGTTTAACAACACGCAACAAAGATTCTTCTTCTTTTTGAAATTCTTTTTCTAGTCGCTTTGCTTTTTCTATATCCACTCGAACCCCTCGTCTTGTCATTTCCAGCAACAGGGGCAGTAAGTCTAATTCTAGATTGTAAATATCGGATAAAGATTGTCGGTCTATTTCAACATTAAATAAGTCCCATAATTTTGATGTTAAAATAACATCTTGTTCAGCGTATTCACCCACAAAGGCAGAAGGTAACTTCCACATTTCTTTTTTTGGGTCTATGTTCCAGTCTTTGGCCGCGTCTCGTAATAAAGCTTCACTTTTGTATTCGTTAAGATAATCTTTTGATAATGCATTCAAGGTATATGAGAATCTATTCTCGTCAATCAAAGCCGCTGCTAGCATAGTATCATTTATACGCCCATTTACTTTAAAGCCACTAGCCTCTAGCCATCCTACATCGTAAGTTGCATTGTGAAACAGTTTAGGACAAGGAAGAGCCAATATATCCTTGAGCCATGAGAATACTTTTTTCTTATCTAGATTTCCGCCGCCTTGGTGAGCGACAGGATAATAGCCTACAAAATCTTCAGACCTAACCGCCACGCCTGTGATAAAACCATTGCCTGTGGGCCAACCTGGGCCTTTAACTTTTAATTCTTCGTCGCAAGTTTCTATATCCACAGTTATCATTTTAGATTCCTTTAGATTAGGAAATTTTTGGGGAGGAACCCATTCTGTTTGTGGTTTGAATAAAGGTGTTTGTACAATCATTCTTTTTCTTGGCCCTCATGTGGACAGTTGTTGGCAATATCGTTCATGTGCTTTTCGTTTTCTAATTCTTCTTTTTCTATCTCTGCGTAATGAATTATTTTATCTAGGTCTTGTATCTTTTTTTCAACATTGGTTGTGTTGCTTGCTACTCGCATAATATATTTAATCATTACTCCAAATATAAACTCAAGTTTATTTGCTCTGATAAACTTTACGGGCTGCTTTTTCCACACTTTATAGTGTTTACCGCCAACTTGTTTTTTATATGGATCATTCATGACTCCAACATCTATCTTGCCACGAACAATATCTACATTCGAAATGATCTCTGTATTTGGATATACGTGGCATAGGTAATTTCCTTTCTGTTTTGTTAATAATTTCTATAGCTCTATTTAGTATTTTTTTAGCTTCTGTTTCATTATATGGCACCGCTTCGTGAACAATTCTACTGTTATCTTTATTCATTGCAGTTAAAATACCAGGATTAGTTGTTAACTTTAATTGATCCATATAGACTTGCATTTGATAGTAATAAACTGGATGTGAACGTTTTACTCCTTGGTTTTCAAATTCAAAAAATTTCTTATCATTCATACTTTTACATTCCCATAATCTTGGGTAGGGTCCGCAATCTTTTGGTCCCTCTTTTATAATACCATCAACATGTCCTCTTATTTGATCACTGTAGTATTTAAAACCAAACTGTTGTCCTTTAGAATTTTTTGTTTGAATTTGAAAGCCAGCATTCCAAAAATAATCAATTAATAATTCTTCAAATACATCTCCTATTTTAAATGTTCTGAGAATTTTAGGTGGAAAACCTTTTCCTTGATCTACTCCAACACTTTTCCACATATATTGAATTTGTCTAGCACAGGGTCTACCAATTATACTTGCGCCTAGGTAAGGTCTTTTATTACCACGTTCAAATTTTTCGTGTTTGTTGAGGATACTTTCATCGATATGTTTATTTATTTGTTGTGATATTATATCTGATACGCCCATTGTTTTTCTGATTCCAATAAATGTAATGATTTTTTCGCACGTGTTAAAGCAACATAAAAAACTCTATGCTCATCATCATCCCCTCGCATTATAGAGTCATGTTGTATTTGATTTATTTCTGTAAACAAAGCAACGTGGTCTGCTTCGCCTCCTTTTATAGAATGAATTGTGGATAAAATTACTCTCGGGGTACTCATTAATTTTTCCCCTCTTCTTCGGCAAGCTCTAATATATTCAATTTCAATATTAGTGAGTTGTTGTAATATTTCATACCAATTATATTTTATATTAACTTTTAAACCATGTTTTTCAACTAATTCATCATAATTATATGTTTTTTCTGTATCATTTTGATCAAAGGTTTTATATGACTTGTAGCCCCAAGTAATTCCATTGTCTTCGGGAGAGTTTTTTGACAAAGACCTGATAAATTCATACAAATTTTCTACTTCTTCGAAATTTAATTTTTTTCCTTTTTTTAATCCTTCCCAGATATATATCGCGTTTATTTTTCTCTGGCCAACGGCGGGAACAGAACCACCTTTTTCTTTAGTGGCATTACCATACCAAACACCTTCACTCTTTAAATATGCTTTAACCGGATCTAATTGGTACCCATTTCTAGAAAGAATATACCAACAGGTCGTCTTCTGGTCAGTTTTCTTGTCTTTTTCTAATTCTT